GACTCCAGCGGTAACTTGCTGGTGGGGAAAACATCGGCAAGCAACTACGGTGACGGGGCTCAAATTTACCCTGCTGGCACTATTGGGTTGGGCCACCCTTCTGGCACTGGTTCAGGCGCTGCATACGCTTTGTTTGGATATGCTGGTGGCGGTATCGGATCTATTACTCAAGCAGGCACAACAGGTGTTCTTTACAACGTAACATCTGATTACCGTTTGAAAGATGTCATTGGCTTTGTGACAGGCGCTGGTGAACGTATTGATGCGCTTGAGCCTATTGAATACGAATGGAAAGCTGACGGTTCACGCACTCGTGGTTTCTTGGCTCACAAATTCCAAGAAGTTTATGCAGGTAGCGTAAGCGGCACTAAAGACGCTGTGGATGCAGAAGGTAATCCTGTATACCAATCAATGCAAGCAAGCAGCTCAGAAGTTATCGCTGACTTGGTAGCTGAAATTCAATCCCTGCGTCAACGCCTTGCAGCCGCAGGCATCTAAGGAAGCAATATGACTAAGCATCTAAAGCCGCACCAGTTCCAACCACAGGAACGCTCTGCTGCTTTGGTTGCTGGTTTGAAAACTTACTTTACTGGTAGGCCATGTAAACACGGTCATATTGCGTTTAGATGTACGGTTAATGGCGCTTGTCTTGACTGCGAAAAAATAAAACAAAAAGTCACTTTAAAAAAACGTCTCAAAAAAGAGCCAGATTACTATAAAAATGTATATAAAAGAAATCCAGAAAAGCTAAGAGCCGCTGCTGCTGCTTACAGGATGAAAAACCAAGAAAAAATTAGGCTAATAAGTTTAAAATCTGCTCAAACAAGAAAGCCTCAAAGAGCGGCAGCAGAGATGAGGCGTTTAGCAGCAAAACTTTCAGCTACGCCTAAATGGTTAAGCGATTCCGAATTGTCTTGGATTCAGGATTATTACAATGCAGCAAGGCATCACAAAGAAGAATTAGGGATTGTTTTGGCGGTAGATCACATTGTTCCTTTGCGCGGTAAAGATGTTTGTGGTCTTCATGTGCCTTGGAATCTGTGTTTAAGAACAAAATCAGATAATTCAAAAAAACATAATAAATTAACTGATGATGCGTATTTGCCAAAACAAACAGGAATATTTGTAATGAACTCAGCATTACCTTGGAATTTAAAGAAGGAACTATCAAATGACAGTATTTAATTGGTCTATCAATGACATGAAACGCTACACAGCAGACGGGCTTGTGTATGAAATCCATTGGTGCGCTGCTACCGTAGACGGTGACTTCTCAGCTTCTATCGTGAACACACAACAGCTAGAACGTGGTGATTCATTCGTGGATTACGCTACTCTTACTGAAGCAACAGTGCTTGAATGGCTCTGGAACAAGGTAGACAAAGAAGTGATTGAGGCTGCATTGACTGCTCAGATTGAAGCTCAGAAGAACCCTGTTAAGGCTTCTGGTTTGCCTTGGACAGCTTAACATGGCAGAACATAGTTTAACAACGGAGACAGGAATAGCTCTGGTAACTAAAGCAGCACCTCCTGTGTCTGTAAGTTTAGCTACTGTGGCTGGGTATCAAGTATCGGAGTTAGTTCTATGGGCTACTCTGATATACACAGCGTTAATGATTGGTCATAAAGTATACCAAATCTATAAAGACGTAAGTGAAACTCTTGACAAAACTTAATAAATATAGTAGGATACGCGCTATGGTCACAAAGAAGCAACAAACAGCTAAAGTAGGTAAAGTTATGGGTGAGTACAAAGAAGGTACTCTCCATAGCGGTAAAGGTGGTCCTGTCGTTAAAGACAAACGCCAAGCTGTTGCTATTGCCTTGAGCGAAGCTAAGATGCCTATGCGTGGTCAGCGTACAGCTAAGAACAAAGCCAAGAAGAAGTAAATGGCACGTCCAGTAACGGTAGGCTTGAACCTTACTGCTAACACTCTTACGACTGTCTACACAGTTCCTACTGGCTACTACGCTAAGTGGAACTTAATGTACTTGTTTAACAATACAGGATCTACTAAAAATATTTCAGTGTATTGGCATGATGCTAGCGCCTCAGCTGATATTTACGTTATGGACAGCAGTGTTACATCTAAGAACTACGTGCGTATGGACGGTGGAGCTTATGTAGTCATGGAAGCTGGCGATACTGTAAAGATGACTAGCGAAGCAGGCAGCACATTTAGCACTATCTGCACCTTTGAGCTGTTTAAAAAAGAAGGTATTTAAACTAATATATGGCTACTTACTTAGACGTAGTTAATAACGTAATGAAGAGGCTTCGTGAGCCTACAGTTACCTCTGTTAACGATAACAAATACTCAGCTCTTATTGCTGTATTGGTGAATGATAGTAAGCGTGAGATTGAAGATGCTCATGACTGGAACGCTCTCTCCACTACTTTGTCAGCTACAACCACAGCTGATGTCTTTAACTACGTCTTGACAGGCTCAGGTACTCGTTTCCGTGTGATTGATGTCTATAACGACACTGAGGACTTCCAGCTTCGTTACGCTCCTACGCACTGGATGAACAAGCAGTTCACTACTACCAATACTCAGAAGGCATCTCCTACTTACTACAACTTTAACGGTGTTAATAGTAGCGGTGATACCCAAGTAGACATCTATCCTATTCCAGATCAAGCTTACAGCCTACGTTTCAACCTAACTATCCCTCAAGTTGACTTGGTTGCAGATAATGATCGTATCCTAGTCCCTGACCATTTAGTTGCTATGTTGACTTACGCTAAAGCTATCGCTGAGCGTGGCGAAGATCAAGGTAACTTATCCTCAGAAGCTTACGCTTTGTTTAAGAGCTCTCTCGCTAATGCTGTTGCTATCGAACGTAACCATTACGAAGAAGAGATGAGCTGGGTTGCTCCATAATGGCTGAGCAGCTGTTAACCTCCTCTATTGCAGCTCCGGGCTTTATGGGTTTGAATACTCAGGACAGCTCTGTAGCTCTTGAGAACGGATACGCCACTATTGCCTCTAACTGTGTCATTGACAAGTTTGGTCGTATTGGTGCTCGTAAAGGATGGCTTCCTAAGCACTCCACAAACTCCGACTTGTCTACAGCTAACGTCAAAGCTATCGGTGAATTGATTGGTAATGACGGTACATCTTACATTGTTGCAGCAGGTAACAACTGTATCTTTAAGTTAGTAGGTACTACGCTTACAAAGCTTACTTACGGGGGTAGTGGAACAGCTCCTACGATTACTGCTGACCATTGGCAACTAGCTCCTTTGAATGGTGTCTTGTACTTGTATCAAGAAGGACATGATCCTCTTGTGTTCGATCCAGCTGTGTCTACAACGACATTTAAGCGTGTATCAGAGAAGACAGGTTACTTAGGCACTGCTCAACAAGCTAACTGTGGTATCAGTGCTTATGGTCGTACATGGTCAGCTAATACAGCCTCAGATAAGAATACTATTCAGTTTAGTGATTTACTATCTGGTCATGTACTGACTACAGGGACTTCAGGTACTTTGAACGTAGCTCAGATCTGGCCTTATGGCGCTGATGAGATCACTGCCTTGGCTGCTCATAATCACCAGTTGATTATCTTTGGTCGTCGTCAGATCTTGATCTACAAAGGCGCTGAAGACCCTTCAACTATGTCTCTCTACGACACAATTAGCGGTATTGGCTGCTGTGCTCGTGATTCAGTTGTAAGCACAGGTACTGATGTCTATTTCCTCTCAGACAATGGTGTGCGCTCACTTGCTCGCACTATCCAAGAGAAGTCAGCTCCTATGCGAGACATCAGCGCTAACGTTCGTGATGATCTTGTCTATGATCTGAGCTTGGAGACACTGAAGGAAATCAAGGCTTGTTACTCAGATAAGAATGCCTTCTATCTACTGAGCTTCCCAACCTCTAACACTACTTACTGTTTCGATACACGTAACGTGCTCCAGAACGGTGCTCAGCGAGTCACTACTTGGTCTATTACTCCTAGAGCCATGTACTCCAATAGAGCTAAAGAGACTCTCTTTGGCTTTGCTGGATACATTGGTTACTACACTGGTAACTTGGACAACGCAGCTAATTATCGTTTTAAGTACTACACCAACTACTTTGATTTAGGTTCTCCTAATCAGATTAAAGTATTGAAGAAAGTTGGTTTTACTATTATTGGTGGAAATACAGCTGATGTAGTAGTTAAGTATGGATTTGATTACTCAAACAGTTATAATAGCGAGACTATCACACTAGGTACTTCAACACCTGCTGAGTACGGTATCGCTGAATATGGCATTGCTGAATACACTGCTGGTGTAGTGTTTGATAATCAAAAGATTCATGCTGGAGGCTCAGGTAACGTGCTTCAGCTAGGTTTAGAGGCTGTTATTAGCTCGTTTGAGCTATCAGTCCAAAAATTGGATGTCTATTGTAAGACTGGAAGGATTAACTAATTATGTCAAATTACACAAAGGCTACAGACTTTGCAGCCAAGGATTCACTGTCTACAGGCAACCCAGCTAAGCTAGTCAAAGGTACTGAACTAGGCACTGAGTTTGATTCTATTGAGTCAGCTGTTAACTCTAAAGCTGACTTAGCTGCCCCTGCTCTGACAGGTACTGCAACAGCTGTTAACTTGACTGTGACAGGCACTTTCACTGCTACTGTTGACGGTGGAGCATACTAAAAAGTATGGCTGAAACCACACAAAGTTACTTAGCTCAACTCAAGGGTATTCTATCCCCTGAGCAGTACGCTACTTTAACTAAACCTCTGCAATACACGGCTAACGAAAAGTTTGGCGGTCAAGTTCAAGACTATCAAGCTCAACTTTTGTTACCTCTTGATACATCCAAGGTTCAATCTCAGTTTAAGCTATCACCTGTTGAGTATGTGAACTCTTATGATGGTGAAGGCGGTGTTAGCGTTATTAAAACAGGCGGTACTCCTATTGGCCTTGAGCCTATTACAGAGCAGCGTGGCGATAGCGGAGATGTTGTCGTAGGTTATAAAACTCCAAAGCCTGTTGATGTTAATGGTGTCCCTGTATATGCTGAGTACGATACAAACGGTAAGTTGACTGGCTACACAGGAGCTCAATCAACCCGTACATGGTTAAACGGTAAACAAAGCATTAGCGGTAGATGGGATGCTACAGGTAAACCTACCCCAATAACACATACACCTACTTCAAACGGTATTTCTGGTTTTATTAGTGATATTGCCTCTGACCCTGTTATGGGGACTATTGCAAATATTGCTGCGGCTACGTTTGGGCCTGCTGGTTCTGCTGCATGGGCGCTTGCACAAGGTAAGAGTCCTGAGGACATCGCTAAAGCAGCTGCTTTATCTTACGCAGCAGGTCAAGTTGCACCAGTAGCTGCTGAGGCTACAGGCTCTGCTGTTGCTGGTCAGTTTGCAGGCAACACAGCCTCAGGTCTTTTATCTGGTCAAGATTTAGAGTCTTCCCTGACTAACGCAGCTATTAACACAGGGGCTAATCAAGCCGCTGGTGGGCTACTGAGTGCAGGTCAGCCAGAGCCTGCTCCTTATGTACCTCCTACAGACTACTCCACAGGAGCTGATTACAGCCTTACAGGTAATACTGGTGGTTTAGGTCTACAGGCTACACCTGCTCCGTTGGATATGAGTAACCCATATTCATTTGATACTAACTTTGCTTCTACAGGTGGTCTAGGCTTTAACGCTAACTTAGCTCCTTTTGACGCTTCTAATCCTTACAGCTTAAATTCCAACTTTGGTAACTTAGGCTCTATGGGCGGAGGTACAGGTATTACGATACCTAATCAGCAAGGAGCTACTTTAGGTTCTATTGGCGCACAAGCTGAAGAACAAGCTCAGACACCTACTTCATCAAACACTCAAAACTTATTAGGCAACCTACTTAAATCAGCTCTACTAGGATCAACAGGGACAGGAAACATGGCAACTACTCAAGACAATACTAACGCTCTTAGCTCTTTATTGGGAGGCTTGTTAGGTGGTGCTGGCAGCCTCATGCAGGGCTCTACAAACGTAGAGGCTAGACAACAAGCTGCTGACGCTCTTCGTGCAACAGGTCAACAAGCTGCTACTGCTTCTCAATTCCGTCCTGTAGGCACTACTACTCGATTTGGTAGCTCTAACTTCCAAGTTGATCCTACTACTGGTCAGCTGGTGTCTGCTGGCTACAATGCTTCAGGTTTAGCGCAAGGTTATCAAGACCAGCTGGCAGGAATGACCTCTCAAGGTTTGATGCAAGGTCAACAACAACAGAGCTTAGCTAACCAATACCTCTCAGGTAATCAGGGTCAACCTGTACAAGCTTTGGGACAACAGTTGATGTCTTCTCAAGCAGGACAGCCCTTGACTTCTCTTGGTCAGCAGTACATGGGAGAGTCTCCTGAGGCTATCCGTCAGCGTTATGTTCAACAACAGACTGATTTGTTGGCTCCTCAGCAAGAACAACAATTAGCTGGTATTCGTAATAATCTGTTCCAAACAGGTCAACAAGGATTGGCTACAGGTGCTACTTCAGCTGGCGGATTAGCTGCTACTAACCCTGAGATGGCTGCTTACTATAACTCTTTAGCTAACCAACAACGTCAGATCGCAGCGGGTGCAGACACAGCAGCTCAACAGCAAGCTCAGTTTGGTGCAGGTTTGTATCAATCAGGTACAGGCCTCACTCAAGGCCAACAAGTTGCTGGAGCAGGTTTGTACGGTACTGGTTTAGGCTTGACTCAGCAAGGTCAACAGTTCGGTCAGCAGTTAGGTACTAATGCCTTTAGTCCCTTTACACAAGGCTTCGGTGCTCAAGCTGCTGTTGAAGGAGCTGCTCAGCAACCTTTCAATATGTCTGCTGACTTGGCAGCTCAGTTCCAGAAAGCTAATGCTCAAGGCGGTGCTTTGAACTTGAATGCTCAGAATGCAGCTACTCAAGCAATGCTCCCTGCAAA